TAAGAAGGGCATTAGCTAGAATGAAAGAAGTAGATAGAATTGGTTCTTTCGAAGCTGATGATGAAAGTGGTTTTGTATTTAAAGAAATACAAACTGCATTAGATAAGTTAAACAACGAAATAAACGAGAATGCCTAAAAAAAGAAGAAAAAGAAGTAAAAGATATTTTACCAAAATCACAGAGATGGCAATAAATGCATATAACAACTCTGATGATAACCATACAAAGAATAAAGTTTATAATAGATTCATTCACTACCCATTTGATAAGTTGGCTGAGAATGTAATTCATACTTACAAAACATATTACTTTGATGTACCTTATGAAGATGTAAAAGCAAACGTAGTTGCTTTTTTGAATGAGAAAATTCATAAGTTCAATGGTGAGAATGGAAGAGCTTTTTCTTATTTTACAGTAGTAGCAAGAAATTATCTATTCAATGAGAATAATGCAAACTATGCTAGGATGAAATCAAAAACTGAAGTAAAGTATATTGATTCATCTCGTAACATAGTAAATGAGATTGTAGACCAGAATAATAAAGAAGCAAAATCAGATTTTATTGACCATTATACAAAATATATAGATTATCATTTATATGAATTGTTTTTAAAAGATAGAGATAGAGCAATCGCTGATTCAATAAATGAATTATTTAAGAACAGATATGATTTATATTCGTACAATAAGAAGGCACTCTACATACTTATTAGAGAGAGAACTGGTGTACATACCCAATATATAACTAAAGTAGTTGGTAAATTAAAAGGAATTTATATAGAGTTATATACAGAATATAATCTAAAAGGGTCATTACCTCTCACATATAAATTAAAGGATAGTAATGGATAAAGATACAGAATTATTTAAAGGAAAAACATTCTCAGATATAATGTCTGATGTTTACAACAATTCAAAAAAGAAGGATAGACAGTTAAAACTTCTTATTGCACAATTAGAGCCATTGGTTAAAAACCTACAAGATGCTACAGTGATTGTTCCTTTAATTAAAGAGTATATGGAAGTTTCAATTAAAAACGATGACCAGATTGTAAAATTAGCAGCAATTGTTCAAAGAATGTTGAAAGATGCTAACTCATCTGAAGAGGGTGGATTAGGATTATCTGAAGATGAAAAGAAACAACTCTTAGAGAACGCTAAAGAGATTGATGATACGATTGATGTTCTTAACAAAATAGAGGTAGATAAATAATGCCAGCTAAAGGAACGATAACAGTAGGTACTGTACAAAAAATAACTTTAAAAGATTCTGATGTAAATGAAGTATATGCAATTCAGTGCTTCAATCAAACTACAGTAAATCAACAAATTAAAGCATACCCATTTGATATATCATATAGAAGGATTCCATTAATCGGTGAATCTGTTATATTAATTCAAGGTACTTCTGGTGAGGCTAAACCTGAGAAACGAAATTCCAATACAACATTTTATTATCTAAATCCGATATCAATACAGAAAAATCCCCACAACAACGCATTACCAACATCCAAAACATTACTCTCATCAGCCGCAGGTGCCGCAAAATACGCAGCAGCTGCAGCAGGTGTTCCGGGTATTAGTGGTGGTAGTTCTTCATCCAAATTGGGTAAGGGGTTCTCTGAAAGAAGTGATGTAGGTTCAATCCAACCATTTATAGGTGATGTTCTTTTAGAAGGTAGATTCGGACATTCAATGAGATTTGGATATACACCCAAAGGTTCTGATACAACTAAATCACCAAGTTGGAGTTCCTCAACCGATAACGACCCAATTACAATTATATCAAATGGTAGAAAGAGTGGTGGTTCTTACAATAAATTTATTATAGAAGATGTTAATGATGACCTTTCATCTATATGGTTAGGTTCATCACAAAAAATAAAACTAACACCAGCCCAATCGGGTATTGCTGGTGCAGATAACCCATCATCGTATGGGAAACCTTCCATATATCTTAATTCGGATAGAGTATTTTTAAATGCTAGAAATGAAAATGTTATCATAGCCGCTAAAAAAGATATTATAAACGCAACACCCGGATGGCAGATGGAAATGGATAAACTATTTACTTTGATAGAAAAGTTAGCAAGTGAGTTAAAAGATTTAACTTCAGCTGCAGCAACCTATTCAACTGGAGTTGGACCTACAGGACCGGCTACTAATGCTGGAAAAGTTGCATCTATACTTAGTGATATAAAAGCAATGAAACAATAATATGCCCGCACTTTGGCCCACATTCATACCAGCAGTAGGTGGTTACCTTAACTCAGCCACAGAAGGAAAAACTCACGATGAAACCGCTGAGAAGATAGCATCAGAGTATCATAAAGCCGTTAAAACTTCTATGACAACACTTCATGCAAATTCAGTATTATCACAACCACCATATGCTCCAATCAAATCAGCTATAATGAAATCGTTGGATGATATTAAAAATTCTGAGGGTAAGCCAAAACCATCACACTTTGCAGATTGGGCAAGTGCAACATCAAACTATTGGTTAGCAGTTACAATGTCTCCAACTCCATTTCACCCAATCAATATGGGATTATCAACTGGAACTGTAGGGATACCTGTTCCGATAACACATATTATAAATAATGGTGGAGTAGTTCCCGGATTAAAAGCCGATTTATGTACGGCATTTACACATGAAGCTATGGCAATTCCATTTGGTATTCCACTAGCAACAAAATTAGTAGCTGCGTTTACTAAACATTTAACAACAGTAGGTGGATTACAAACAGAATTTGTAACCGCAGGTTCACCAGTAACACCAGTACCACTCGGACCTATACCACAAGTATGGGTTGGATTAGTATAAAAAGAAAGTTTTTAATATTTATATATAAAGCAAAAATTATGAAAGCAAAAGATTTAGCACAATTATTGGAAGTAATCGTAAGAAAGGTAGTTCGTGAAGAACTAAAACCTATCATTACGGAAGTTAGAAATGCATCTAAACCACTTTTAAAAGAAACAAAAAAGAAAACCAAAAGAACATCAAACAGAATACAAAAAGACCCATTGGATATTAATTTATCTGAAATTCTTTCATCAGAACCAAATGTAGAAACGAAATCAGAAAATAAATCGTATGTAAAGAACCCAATGTTAAATGAAATGTTAAATGATGTAGCTGCTAGTGGTGAGTGGAGAAATATGGATGGAACATTCAATTCGAATCAAGCTCAATCATTTATGCAAGGGGGTTCTACATCAGTAGCACCAGCTACAGATATAGATGGTAGACCTGTTGATACATCTAACGAAGTTGTAGCAAACGTTATGGGTTCTATTAAAAAAGATTATTCTCAATTGATGAAAGCGATTGATAAGAAAAAGGGAAGGTAACAGATGGCTAAGGAGAGAAAAGAATATTTCTACAATCCTATAGATTTTAAAAAGGATGTTGCTGTTGGTATAAAATTACCATTTGGGAAACCTAATGGATTATTCACACAAAGTTATACAACAGAAGAGCAGGCAGTATCTAATTTAAAAAATCTATTATTGACTAGAAAAGGTGAAAGACCCTTCCAACCATTGTTTGGTTCGGATGTGTATTCTCAACTCTTTGAAAACATTGATATTAACTTAGATGAGAAGATTTCAGATACTCTCTCAGAAGATATTAAATTTTGGTTACCCTATATAGTTATTGACAAGATAGATGTTCAAACAGAACCTGATAGAAATTTTGTAAAAATTCAACTTAGGTTTAGAGTTACGGAGCAAGGTGCAAACCAACAGATAATAGTGTTTTATGATTCAGCTGGAAGTACAATAGAGTAGGTTTAAGATATGGCAAATAAAAAGAAATCAGATTTAGTACAAAAGGATGTATCGTTAATCGGTAGAGATTTTGGAGAATTTAGAAAAAACTTAGTTGAGTTTTCTAAAAATTACTTCCCAAATACCTTCAATGATTTTAACGAATCATCTCCTGGTATGATGTTTATGGAAATGGCATCGTATGTGGGTGATGTGTTATCATTCTATACAGATACACAATTAAGAGAATCTTTATTAAGTACGGCAGAAGAAAATATAAACCTATTTAATATTGTAAACTCATTAGGATACAAACCAAAAAATATTATTCCAGCATCGGTAACTATGGATGTGTTCCAATTAGTACCAGCAACTGGGACTGGTGATGATGTAAAACCTGATTTTGCTTATGCCACAACCTTATCAGAAGGAATGATTATAGGTTCTACTGATTTTTCAAATGTAGAATTTACTACTATAAATTCAATTGATTTTTCATTCTCATCATCATTTGACCCAACAGAAGTATCAGTATATCAAATAGATGAGAGTACAAACCTACCAGTTTATTATTTGTTAAAAAAGCAAGTTAAAGCAACGAGTGGTAGAGAAGAAACAAAAACATTTGATTTCGCCGCTCCAAAAATTTATGATAAAATAAAGATAGAATCAGAAAATCTAGTAAGAATAAAAAACATTACAGATTCAGATGGTGATACTTGGACTAGAGTTCCTTACTTAGCACAAGACACTGTATTTGAACAGATAGATAATAACGAAGATAATTCAACATACCTACACCAATATAGTGGTGATACACCATACCTATTAGAACTTAATAGAGTTCCTAAAAGATACACAACATCATTTGAAGATGATGGGGTTTTAGTTATTGGATTTGGAGCTGGTATATCATCGAATGCAGATGAAGAAATAATACCAAACCCTGATAATGTAGGTTCAGCACTTTATACAGAACATCAAAATTTAGATTCATCATTAGACCCATCAAACTTTTTATATACAAAAACATATGGAGTAGCACCACAAAATACAACACTAAATGTTACTTACTTAGTTGGTAATGGTATCGAAGATAATGTTCCGGCAAATGATTTAGTTAGTGTTATATCAAGTACAACTACTTTTAAAAATGAAATAAATCTAAATACTAATTTAGTTAAGTTTTGTAGACAATCTATAGCTTGTTCAAATCCAAACGCAGCTGTGGGTGGTAAGACTACAGAATCACAAGAAGAAATTAGACAGAATGCTATGGCATTCTTTGCAGCACAAAATAGAACTGTAACGAGAGAAGATTATGTAATGAGATGTTACGCACTTCCACCACAATTCGGTTCTGTTGCTAAAGCATACTTAGTTCAAGATTATCAATTAGAACAATCTAAACAAGATGGGCAATATATTAATACTGAGATTCCAAACCCACTAGCATTAAATTTATATACTTGTGGATACGATAATCAAAAGAATTTAACACATCTAAATGCAGCTACCAAATACAATCTAAAAAATTATATTTCGTATCATAGAATACTAACAGATGCAGTAAACATAAAAAATGCACATATTGTAAATATCGGGTGTAATTTTGAAATTGTAGTTATGCCAGAATTCAACTCTAACGAAGTTTTATTAAGAGTTATTAATAGATTAAAAGATTATTTTGATGTTGACAATTGGAGAATTAATGAACCAATTAATTTATCAAAAATTTATGTTGAGATTGATAAGGTAGATGGAGTACAAACTGTAGTAAGACCTGATAGAGATGGTAAGGGTGGATTACAGATAGTAAACAAATTTAACGGAAACTATTCATCAAACAAATATAGTATATTAAATGCAACTAAGGGTGGTATTATATACCCACCTAAAGACCCATCTATATTTGAAGTTAAGTTTCCAAATCAAGATATTAGAGGACAGGTTGTAACACAACAATTCTAAACGAGGATATAGTATGATTTATAGAATATACGGACAAAAAGATACTACAATTTACGAATTAAACACTCGTAAAGCTCAAAACACTGGTTTAGATGAAGTGTTAGAAATTACCAAGTTCTTCGATGAAGAATCAAACACAGTATTCGTTGGTAATAGTAGAGTACTTACACAATTTGATTTAACTGATATATCACAATCAGTTGTAGCAGGTGATATACCAACCTCTTCTAAATATCAAATGAACTTAACAACCATCGAAGCTAATGAAGTACAGACTGAATACACATTAGAAGTTTACCCCGTTTCAGAGAGTTGGTCTGAAGGTATGGGTCAGTATAACGATTCTCCGAATATCACAAATGGTTGTAGTTGGGAACGCAGAAATTCAAATAATTTGTGGAGTGTGGATTCTACATCAATATTAAATGGTAATGATGTTGAAACAACTCCAAAGAGGGGTGTTGTATTATACGAATCATTTGCAAACGGAAGTGGTTCGGCCCACCTAACAGAATCTATTAACGATTTTAATGGTAATGCGCCATCTACATCTATTGTCAACGAACAATTAGTTATATCAGCATCAAACTTTGCAGGAACTACGTTAGTGTTCCCAGCATATCTACAGACTGGATTTACATATGGAGTTCAATTCCAAATAGACCCTAACTCATTTGATGATGTTACATTTAGAATTAAAGACCCTAATGGGGTTTTAAAGAACCAAGGTGATTACGAAGGTATGGTTGGTGCCATAACAGCATCATCTACTCAATCATTTGATTTAGCAGCTACAGTAACTGGAGAGCATGAATTACGATTTACTTTCTTTGATGGAAGTGGTGATGGTTCTTCAACAACAGGTACATTTGATGAAGTGTACATTTATCAAAAAGCAGGTAATTTAGTTGTGTGGGACACATTTACTCAGAATGAAGGTAACTTTAATTTAAGAAATAGAGTAAACGATAGTTTATCTAATAGTGTTAGAATGTTTGCATCTCAATCGTTATTAAATTTATACGCTGATGATGGGGGAGCAGATGCACAATATTCTTTGAATTTACAAGCAGGATTAAACTACCAAATATCAGCATCAATTACACCTGGCGATTTCGATAAAATAGATTTCTTAATATATGATAATAATGGATTACCATTAAGAACAGGTATAACAAATCTAACATCCTCATATACTGCTAAAGCAACACAATCAATAGCATTTACACCAGTAGTAACTGGTGATTATATATTTGCATATACATACTATAATGCATCGAGCGCCGCAAAAAGTGGTTCTATAGATGATTTTAAAATTACATATTCAGGTTCATTAGATTCGCCGGAG